ACTTTATAACCAACACCAGAAATTTGTTCACCAGATGTAATAGTGTCTTTCACCATATTTATGGTACTACTGGGGATGTTAAAATCGAGATATAGATCTTGTAATCCTATAACATCATTGGATTCTGGGAATGCTTGAACTTCTACTATATTATTTGGTTTTTCAGTTTCAGTGATATTGATAGTTGTTAGATTAACTTCACCATGAACATAATCTACAGTCCCTGCAGAAGCGACTACAACAACGTTTGTTCCACTTTCTAAATCTTTCTTAACAACTGATATAACTCCTGTCTTTAAATCCTGATTTGGAGTATCAGTTATGTATACGGTATCACTATTACCTTGTATTTTAAAACCAGTGCTCTTAATATTCAATCCACCGGGTTTGACATTAAATTGATTACCAAAACATAACTCATATTGTGCGAATTGATTGATTAATGCATTCAAGTTTCTCCTTATTTGTATTCTGGTTATATTTGATGAGATGGCCCTATCAATATTATCAATTACATTGAGAACTTTACTATACTTGAATCTACCACCAAAACGATTGACATCCCCAGATTTTGAGTATGTATCAAGAGATGAAATTACTTTACTTCTCAAATCGTTTATATTTGTCACTGCAGTAGAATCATAGTAAATAAAGGATTCAATCTCAACATACAATACTTGAAGATCAACAATTTTTTGGTTGATACCTGTTAGTGAATAACCCTTTAATTTTTGTAAAATTTGTGTTTTATCAAAATCAGATACAAAATCACCATTTTTTGGTTTAATAGTGATGAATACCGTACCAAATTGAGGAGGATCTACCTCTTCACCACCCACGACTGATACACTTTCTGTGTTAGGATATACAGTTTGGATGATAGATTCATAATCTCTTGCTGTAACCGCTCTGTACTGTGCAGAGTATAGTCTAGGTGCAAAATACTTAACAGAATCTATTGATTCTATATCACCTCCATTAGATGCAGCCTGAACTGTATCAACATTTGGTAAAGATGTAGGAACTACTATATTATTATTTGAATCTTGAAAACTACCAGAAAACGTAAAGACAGATGGGCCATTCCCATCCTTTCCAGAGGTCACTACATATTGAACTGTAATAACTGCTCCATTCTCCAACTTTTTACCAAAAGTACCATCTCCAAATAAAAGTTCATAATTCTCATCTTGAATTTCCTGTATTAAGTATGTCTCTGATAATGATGTAACACCAACAATATTATCAATTAACCTATATTGCTTACCTATTCCGGGATCTGCAGCACCTTTTACATAAACAACAATTGATGATGAATCTATTGATGAATTATTCAGAATAAACCTTTGCTCTAATGAACCATCAACTACAAACTGTGATGTCAGATATGTTCCTTCTAATATCTTTATTGGTTCATCTACTGTTCCAAATTGTGCTAGTCCATTAACAACTGTAGTTGTAATACTTTCAGATATAGAGAATACAAAATCAGTATCATCCTGAGTTCCTACACACACTAAACCGGGTTGTAAAGTTAATGTCGGACTATTTGTACCAGTTGCTACTTGAAACTTAATTGATGCTCTGGCTGCCGTTTTTGAACGAGGCACATAACCAATATTTCTTGCAAGTGATACCACGTTCTCTCTTAGAGTTGCAGAATCAAGAAATGACTCATTTACAACTAAGTTTGAGTTAAATGCAGAAATATATGTATTATATGCAAGAGTATCAATCAACACGGAGAAGTTAGACCCTTCAAAATCAAAGTCCGTAAAGTTTGAATTTGCTCGAAGGTAGTCTTTAATCTGCTGTTTTATCTGATCAAAGTCTAAATTGGTGAATTTTGTAAAAGGCATTATCTTGTTGCTTGTAATATGAACGTAAAGTCTTGTGTTGGAAACTCTTGACCAATAATATCAAATATAACATTCACCTCAAATTCATTTTGATCTGGTCTAGGTTCAACATTCACCTGCAAATTATCAGCTCTAGGTTCAAAGTTTTCAATAGAAACTTTAATTTGATCTTCGATAGCAGATGCGGTACCAAAGTCTACAAAGTTATCAAAAAGTAAATTACGAACATCTGATCCTAAAACAGAATTAAAAAACCTCTCTGTTGGAATTGTTTGTACAATATTCCGTACAGATCTCTTAATTGCGTTCTCATTTCGCAAAACAGTAAGATCTTTTGTGACAGGATGAGGAGTAAAGGACAAATTTATGTCTTTAAATGCTCTTGATATACGTTTTACTGCCATTTAACAGAGTTTTTTTATTATTTATACCTATCTCGCGAAGTCCTTCATAATATAGTCATCAGAATCAAAGTAATTAAGTATCCACCATGCAAGTGAACGAGGATTTTTGTTACCACAAGTGAAAATATCAAAGGCAACACACCCTTTTTCAGGCCATGTATGCAAAGCAAAGTGACTTTCCGCAAGTGTTACGTTCACAGTGACCCCTTGAGGTTCAAATTGATGAATAAAACAGTTTAGGAGGGTATATTCTTCAGTTTTAACAGCACTTACCATCTTATTTGCAAGTTCTGTTGCATTATTTAATTTCTCAAAAGGTACATTGTACACTTCGACTAATAAATGAGTGCCCATATGGGCATTTTTCACGTTTTTCATGTAGTTGTTGAATTTTCATTTAAAAATTGAGGTTTTTCTTCCTCTTTTTCGTCATAATATTCATGTCCATCATACTCACTGATCAATTTACGACCACTTTTCTTAAATTCTTCTGATTTATCCACTTTAATTACCATTTTGATACTCTTTAGTGTGTATTTATCCGATATCTTCGGGTGAAGGTATACCTTTACTCTTTATAAATGACTTATTTTTCTCTTCATAGTCCCAATTTTCTTCATTTTTGCGTTCTTTTGCTGTTTTCCAGAAATAATTCTCTTCTGAACCCAATCCATCACGGTCATGACCGTTTTCGACTTGATAATATACGGTTGAAACCTTAAAATCTGGTATTTTTGGTTCTTCTGGGGTAATACTGTTGTCGTAAATTCTCATTCTGTTGTTTGGATAGAGGCAAAACTGTCCATTATCCAGTTCTAAGAGGTTATGAGACTTGTGTTCAGCTGGTTGTTCACTTGTTGAGTAGTCAATTGCGTCTACACTCTCATGATAATTGTCTAAAGTACAAATATAAGTGCCTGTTTGGTTGCCAAAATCCCTTGTCATCACTTCAAAATGCATTGAACCGATAAATTGCTTCTGTACTGCCACCACTCCATAGTCCATACAGTTCCAAAACTGTAAATTATGCAGAGTCATGTCTGGTGTAGGAGTCTCTGGATCGGTTGTAAATGCCGAAATTGGTAATTTATCGAACATTGCAGCATATTCTGGTAAATATGTCTCAAAATAAAATGCTCTTCCGGGAATTGACTTGGCAGATACCCAGACTCCCTTGACAAACTCACCGTGACCACTCTTATGGTCGGTCAGGTATTCTTTTCTTACCCATACTTCATAGGAGGGTAGGTTGGCAATTAGTGTGCTCATCGGTTTAATCTGCGTTTAACTTCTTTGGTCATTTGTTTTGTAAGTTCACTATCAAGGTAAACTAGGTGTTCTCTTAAATTTCTTTCGTCTTCATTCTCCTCTATCAAGTCATACAAGTGATCAATGTGCTCTAAGGCATACATTAATTTAGTTTGTTTATTCATTGGCATCCTTTTTTCCTCCTACGAGCCGAGTTACGCGGTTTATTCTTCATCTTCGATCATCTCCACTTTAAATGTACTGGGGTCGTTCTTTCCAGTGAGATAGAACTCAATGGCAAAGTCCTGCATCCGATCAAAACATTCAGATTGTGTTAGACCGGTATACACTTCGATGCCATTTTGGAGTATTGAATACTTTGTACTCTTCATATATTTGGATCGTATTTGAAAATTATGTATATAATTATAATGAGTAAAATTAGAAGAAGTGATAGGAATGTAAGCATAATTTAAATAATCCGAGTTTTTTCATGTCCGACACGAATTCGAGGGTCGCACCAGATTTCATAACCAGCCTCTTTGGCATCGAGACAGAACGAGACATCTTCGCCACACATATCCTGTACGGTACCAGACTCAAAGACCTGCATCTTTGGAGCAAACCAAGGATAAGGCATCTTTTTCTTACCGTTTTCATCGAAGTCCTCAAAGACTCCCTTCTTAATGAGTAACCAACCGAATCCTGCATAATCCACAGTGAATGGTTTCTTTCTCTTCTGTATGGTGTCGAGTGTCTCATGATTCATAACTCCACCATTATTTGAGAAATCTTCCTCATCTAACCAGTGAGCAACTGATGTAGTACGACCATCTTCAGTACAATACCAACCAGATACGATTGGTCTTACCTTTTCATCATTTACAATTAAATTATATCCTTTAATTTTCTTGATGTCCTTTCCATCCTGTAATGATGCATTCTCATATACTGGTTCTTTTGTGACTGCTTCATCAGGAACTGAGTTAAGGACTAACTGATAGAACTTCTCTGTTGAGAAAACAATATCAGAATCGATCCATAACTGCCAGTCATACTCAAGTTTACCATCCCAAGGTAACTGATCAGGGCCTCTGAGAACATTTGCTCCTAGACACTTACATCTTGCAAAGTTTACCATTGAAGAATAATCCTGAGATATCTGTATTCCTCCACCTGCTTGTACGATGTCAAAACATAATTGAACGAAGTTCTTCAAGTAAACGTATGATACACCTCTACCGGGCAAACAAAATACTATTTTCTTCCCTCTTATTAACTGCTTTGCTAATTCATAATCCCATTCTTGTTCTTGAGGAACGGGTTGTTTGGCTTTCACCTTAAATCCTTTGGCCATAATTGATTCAATGTACTCTTATATTGTAACTCACTGATATCTATATGTCAATAAGCAAAACTCTATGGGCGGTTTTACTCCTCTTCGGATTCTGTCATTACTACAGTATTATCATCTATCTTCCAATTTAACTTTGTATCTTCGTACCAACCCATTTCATTTATTATCCATTCCGGTATAATCGCACAGTATTCACCACTCGAAACATCAACCTGTATTGAAGTAATTTGGCCACCGGAATTTTTTTGCATATAATAAAATCCTGTCATCGTTTTTATATAGCGAAAAAAAAATTTACAATGAGTGTAATATTTGTCTCGCTTTCGTAACACTTTGTAGACTAGGGGTGTCATGCGTTTTTATAAACGGGGGGGCATCAACCCCCCAACTGCTGTTAGTCACGAACGAATGACCCTATGCGAAGATAGGGTTTGCGTATTTGCTACATGGGTGTGGGTTCTCAGGTGAGCAACCAAAGGAAGCAATGAAGTTGTCTAACTGTGTGATCTCATCGGGTGTAAGGTCGTCAAAGTCAACTGTTGCGATGTGGTCT